AAGTAAGGCTTGATAACCAATAGCTAAATTTCTTTCTCCAGTCGTAATAGCGTTTGCGGCACTATCGCCAATTGCAACCATACCATCTGAAACTACACTAGATGCACTTACTGAATATGCCGCATCATGTCCTATTGCTACAATGCTACTTGCGGTAGTTGCAAGAGCCAATGTTCCAGCACCTATTGAAATATTTTTATCTCCAGTTGTTATTTTAAATGCCGCTTGCCTACCCACGCCAACATTATATTGTGAATCTGTTACAGCTTCTAATGCTTTTATTCCTACTGCTACATTATCTGTACCAGTATTAAGATTTATTAAAGCACTTCTCCCTATAGCTACGTTAGCATCTCCAGAGGTTAGATTTGCTAATGCAGAATATCCAACTGCAGTATTTTCTGTTGCATCAGATAAAGTTCCACCACCAGCAACATTATGACCTATGAATACATTATAGTTTGAACCAGCATCAATACCACTTCCATTACCATCTCCTGCAGTATGTCCAAATACTGTATTTTGAGTACCACTATCATTATTAGATAATGAAATGCGGGAGTTGGCATCTAAAATAAAATTTCTTGCAAACCCTGTTCCGCCTACATTTGTAGCATTTCCAAATTGTAACTCAGCTACATGGTCAAACATCACATATACAAAGCCATCTGCAACATTAGTATTAAAAAAATTACTAGCATCTTTTTGAAGTATTAAAGATGGTTGAGTTCCTTCTACACTTAAACCCGGAGTAAATCCAAAAGCAGTACTGCCACCAATGTTTACATTTCCAGAGGTATCTATTCTCATTCTTTCTGTATTATTAGTAGCAAAAAGCGTAGCAGTATTTTCTCTGTTCCATATATTTGCTTGTTCAGAAGCATCAACACCAACTAATAAACCATCATCATGTGATGTGCCAGTAGTTGTATTAGTAAAATGAGCGAATACTTGAGTTGAGTCTGGTTCATGTAAATGTAATCTATTTGCTACTGGGCTAACTCCTATTCCTACATTTCCACCATCTATAGTCACAGCCGTTCCAAATGTACCAGCATTACTTGTTTTAAATTCAACTATTGAGTTTCTTGAACCATCTGTAATTGTGTTAAATCCAGACAATAATGAAAAACTTGTTCTTTCCTGTGAATCCGTTAATAATCTATGAGATTGTCTAACTCTATTTGATGTATTTGCACTTTGGGTGCTTGTTAAATAAATTAATTCTGCTTCTGCTCCACTTCCAGCAATTTCAAGAGCTTTATCTGGGTCTGTTACTCCTATACCAAGCGAACCATTTATATGTACTTTATCTGTTGCTAGTTTTAATGCAAATGTAGTTGTATTTTTTCCATCCTTAACATCTACTAAATTTGTTGTGTTACCCCCACCATCTCTATCTACATGAAGTAGCTGTTCATAAGATGATGCTATTGATTGTCCTTCTAATTTTGCCATAATTTATCCTGTATAATCTTCCCAGTTAGTTGTTGCCTCTTCCCAATTCAACTGTATAGCTTCTGCACCAGCCCAGCCAATATCGGCTATCATCTGTGCAAAATTAACTATAGTTGCTCTAATACCCCCTAACATTATTTTAAAGCCAGCATATTAGTTGCTGTGGTATTTGTTGCTTTGATTGCAGAAAACTTAACGGGAAGTATCTGACCACTTGCTAGGTTTTTAAAAGTTGCATCGCTGCCTGATTGCAAGGTAAGTACTACATCC